ATGCCGAGGTCGTGACGGCAAACCCATAAATTACGCAGTCATGCGATAAATGACGGAGTGCAGGATGAGCGAAAACACACTGGAAGATATTTTAGACAACGGCAGTCCCGAGCAAATCGACCAAATCCTTACGGGGATGGAAGATGGCGCAACGGAGGAAGAGATTTTGGCCAGCATTGAAAGTGGCGATACCGGAGGCGAAGCTGCCTCTGCTGACACGCCCAGTCAGGATGAAGAGCCAGAAAAACCGACCGCCGATGAAGGTGCCGATGCAGGTTCGCAGGCCGCAAAAGCCGATGAGGCAGCCGCAACCGCAGCCAAAGCGGAAGAGGATGCCAAAGCGGAGGCCGAGCAAGCAGCGGCTGCCGCCGAGGAAGAAGCCGAGCCTGTTGTCAAAGCCAGAGATGGCAAAAACGAAATACCTTACAGTGTTCTGGAGTCTCAGCGCGCAGAAAATGCCACCCTCAAGCAGCAACTGGAGGAAATCACCCGCAAAAATGCCCTGCTAGAAGGCCAGCTAACCGAAGCCGACATCACGCCCAAGGAGCTTCCCGAGAAAGTCCGGTTTACCCCGGAACAGATCGCGAACATGGAATCCTACGGTGAGATAGGTGAGGTCGTTGCCATTTTAGCGCAGCAGAACACTATTCTGCAGGAGCAACTTGCGGCGAATAACGTCCAGCCAGATCAAGAGGGTGTTGTAGAGGATCAGGGTGAAACCAATCCATTCGCGCTAAATCCAGATACCGCTCGGTGGGCAGAAAGTGACGCTCATTGGAATGTCGTGGTCAGTGTCAATGGCACGTTGGACAGCGACCCACAATGGGCGGGCAAAGCGCCCGCAGAACGCATTCCTGAAATTGTGCGCCGGACTAAAGCCGCTTTAGGCGAGAAACCGGATGCAGACATTGATGCGTCAGCCGCAGCGGCCCTTGAGGCCTCCGCGAAAGACGCGCCAACTTCGCTAACTGAGGTAGGTGGCGAGGTGCAAGGCCAGGAGAAACCTATAGTGCAGCAGCTTGAAGAGGGGGATGTGATTGATGTCGAATCCTACCTCTCGAAAGAGACTGCCAAAGGTCGCTCCATGGACGATGTGCTTACGTCCCTGCTGCCGACTTAATATTTAAGGAGAGACTCATGTCTACTTCAGTTCCAACAGGTGCGAGCATTACCAACAAGCTCTTTAATGCCGCACTATTTTTGGAGGCATCCCGCCGCCCTTCTTTTGCCAACATCCAAACTGGTGCAGCGCCTACGCTGTCCGGCGAGGCGAAAAAGGCAAAAGGCCAAACGGCCGCAGGTGCCCCAATCGTTCGCGTCACCGATTTGCAAAGCTCTGCTGGTGACGAAGTGACTGTGGACATTTTCCACCAACTGCGCCAAAAGCCGGTGATGGGCGACAAAACCATTGCGGGTAAAGGCACAAACCTGAAATTCGCTAGCTTTTCGCTGAAAATCGACCAAGGCCGTACTTTGGTGGATGCTGGTGGTCGTATGTCCCAGCAGCGTACCAAGCACAACTTGAAGTTGACTGCGAAAACCCTGCTATCGCCCTACTACAATCGCTTGGCAGACCAGATTTGCCTGGTGCATTTGGCTGGTGCGCGTGGCGACCATGATGATGCGGATTGGATCCTGCCGACAGCAGACGATGCCGATTTCGATGAAATCATGGTGAACCCGGTAACGCCTCCCACCTTTGACCGGCACTCATATGGTGGTGATGCTACAGCGATTGACGACATCGATGCCGCCGACAAGTTCGCGCTTTCGGCAGTAGATCGACTGCGCCTAACGCTGGATGAAATGGCGTTCCCACTGCAGCCTATCCGCATGGAAGGCGACCCAATGGCGGAGGATTCACCCTTCCACTGCCTATGGATTACGCCTCGCCAGTGGTATGACTTCTGGATTTCCACCAGCGGAAGCGACTGGCGCGCTCTCCAGGCCAATGCCTTTGAGCGCCGCAAGGACTTCAATCACCCGATCTTTAAGGGTGATGCCGTGATGTGGAATAACATTTTGGTCAAGAAGCAGCCTCGCCCCATCCGCTTCAATGCTGGTACAGACGTTACTGTTTGCACCAACACAGCCTCGGCTGGCACAGAAACCAAGACGGCGGCCGTTCGTATCGAGCGAGCCATCTTGTTGGGTGCTCAGGCACTGTCTGATGCCTATGGCGCGGTTGGTGGATCAGGTGGCGGCTATTACTTTGGCATGAACCAGGAAGAAACCGATCACGGCAACCGTAACGAGTTGTCTATCGCGTGGATGAACGGTAAAGCCAAAATCCGCTTCAAGGGTACTGATGGTCGGATCAATGACCACGGTGTAATGGTTCTCGACACGGCTGTGTCTACAACCTAAAACCCGATACTGAGAGCGGGGGAGCCCGCTCTTTGTATTTATCAACAATTTTTCAGGAGTAACTACTCATGGCAGAACGAAAAGGTCAAAACTACAAGACGCTGCAGCAGGCAGGTGAATACGGTAACGCGTGCGTTGCTGTACTTTCCGCACTGTTCGCAGCCGACCCGGCCGCTACCATTGTCCTTATGGGTCAATTGGCAGGCGGTATTACAATCACCCGAGTCACCGTTGTGCATGCCGATTTGGGATCGGCGCAGACCATGGACATTGGCTATCGCTATCTGGATGCCAATGATGGTGGTACTGACGATCCTGATGGCTTCTTCGACGGCATCGATACCGGAACCGCGGCTGGGGAGGCAGTCAAGAATGGCCCCATTGAAATTGTCGATGGCTGCGGTATCGAGATTCTGGCTCAGAACCTTGGTGACGCAGCAACAGGCCAGGTCGATGTGATTATTGACTACGTGTACAACGGTCAATAAGAAGGCGACTCGGTAAAAAGCAGTGAATTACGAATAGGCTGGTCTAACTGGCCTGTTCGTTTTTACCTAACAACGAGGAATCTATGATGGAAGGCAACTTAGTTGATGTGCGCTATGTCGGTACCAAAGCGCTAAAAAGGGATACCGTATGTAACACTTTGACGGTGTGGGCTGGTGAGAACGATGTGGCCAGTGTCCCGAAAGAGGTAGCCGTTAAGCTCTTTCAATACCCTACTGTCTGGCGGCCGGCTGAGGCGCCCCAAATCGAGCGTCCAGCGACAGGCGAAGAATCTTCACAGACTGATGATTCTGGCTCGGATAGCGAAAAGGCTGACCAGTCAGGCGGTGAAGAAACGGGCCAAGCGGCCGATTCTGAACAATCCACCGGTGAAGATGGTGGCGAGGCGAGCGACGAAAAGGACGAGTCAGAGAAATCTGATGAGCAAGAGCCAGCCAACACCGACCCTGTGACGGTTGAGGAAGTCGTGCAAGCGCTGCCGAACCTGAACAAAGAGGAAGATTTCACCCAGCAAGGTAAGCCCAAGCTGGCATCATTGCGCGCCATGTTCGAAGGCCGCGAGCTTGCAACCCAGGTTGCGGCGGATGCGTGGGAAACCTTCGAGGCTGCTGAGTAAATCATCATGGCGAGCGTGGCAATAACAACGATCTGCGATATGGTCGAACACTGCCGTATCCGGCTGGACGATCTATCGCCAGATGCAATTGAGCCCACGACGAACCTCGAGCTTGTGCAGGAGGCGGCCGAAATAGCAGACGAAAGCGATTTGCTATGGAGCACCAACGAACTGAGAACGTATGCGAATCAGGCCATCCGAGAGGTGGCTATTCGCACGTTTTGCCTGCGCGATACCGGTAGGGATGCCGAGGGTCTTACCAGTTATCCCATTGTTAGCCCTGAAAACACCATCACGGTGGACAACCGCGTGCTGGAAATCAAGCGTGTTTGGTGGAATGACACCGTGCTGACACCTGCTTCGGCCTTGTTTTTAGATCAAGCTGAAAACCCAGCCTCCGCAGGGTCGTGGCGAACCAATGAAACCGACGAGCCGTGCCAATTCGTGCTGGATAGATCTTCCCGCGAACTGCACCTGGTTGGCCTGCCTACCTCGGACGGCACGATCAAGCTGGATGTTATCCGGCTGCCCTTGGCTGAAATCGAAAAGGGGAAGCCTGAAATACCTCAGAGCTACCTTTATGACTGCCTCGATTGGATGTGCCACCTGGCGTACAAAAAGAACGATGCCGATACCGTTGATCCAGTGAAATCAGAGCGATATGAGCAAAGTTTCACTGCAACGGTGGGCCCAAGGCAAAGCAATCACCAGCTTCAACTGGGCTATCACCATGGAGGAAGGCGCCGTCCTCGCCTGTATTACCACTAAATGCCTACCAACGAACCCAGCGCGCCTATAAGCCAGTTTCTTGGCCTGCAGAACACAGAGCAGCCAGTCAGGCTGCCTTCTGGCGCGCTGGTGACGGCAGAAAACGTAGACATAGACGATTCATTTGGCGTCGAAAGGCGGCGGGGGTACACGGTCATGGCAGGATTGACGGCAGTAACAGCAGCCTATGCCACTAAAGATGAGCAATCGCTCTATGTCGTGGACGAGGGCATTCTCAAGCGGGTCATATCACTGGCGCCGGTCGTAACACAAGCCCTGGTAACGGATGTGCCTGATGGCGACATTTGGTGGGCCGACAACAATGGCTATGTGTTTTGCAGTGGCGCGCTGAATGGCGTTATTCACGCAGACGTATTCACGCCTTACGCTAATTTTGGCTCAGATGAGCAGTTAGAAGTCGATGTGCAGGATCAAACCTTGTTCCAGGATGAGGCGGATGTCGGCACGCTGGGGCCGCCCGACAATACTGAGTGCGTGGCCTTCATGGAAGGCTGTGTCTGGCTTTCTTATTACGATACGGTTTCAAACCAGTCGTTTATATTCCAGTCAAAGCCGTTTTTCTGGTCAAGATGGGATTTGGCGACCGATTACAAGGCGGTACCGGGCAGGGTATTAATGCTGGCTGCTGCCGACAAGGCCATGCTGATCGGCACTGACCAGGCAATCTATGCGATTGGCCCGGATGGCATACTGAATGATCTTGCAGATTTCGGTGTCGTGGCCGGTCAGCCAGACGAGGATGCCGGAAAAGTCTATTTCTGGACGAAGCGAGGCCTGTGTCGAGCGCTGCCTTTCGAGCAAGTTACCGAAGAAACGGCCAGCGTGCCTGCCGGTACCCGCGCTTGCTTGCTGGTTCAGAGGAACAAGGGCAATCGCCAGGCCATAATTGTGACGAGCGGTGCTGCAGGTTATGCCGACAACAGTTACGACACTGGCCGGCCGGCATTTGTGGCCGTCGATCCGCCAGACCCCGAGCCTGAACCAGAGCCGGATCCAGAGCCCTTACTGGTCGGCTGGCCAGATTTTGACAATCCTCCATCAACAATTGTTGATATAGCCGATCTA